CGTAAAATATGCTGTTAAAATGACTAACTATTCTGACGGTACAGGTGAGAATTTAGTTAAAAAAATAGACGCTTCAAATACAACTTTTATGACTACTGATGGAAATAGAAAAATATCTAAAATATTTTGGTCAGTAAATACAGCAAATACAAAATCAGCTGTAGAGTTAATTTGGGAAGGTGCAACAAACGCTACCGCAGTTTTGTTGAATGGTCAAGGTTTTTGGGACTTACGAGCAGATGGAAATGAGATTCCAAACAATGCAACAACACCTACAGGTGATGTTTTATTATCTACAAAGAATTTTGCAAATGGTGATAATTACACGATTTTAGTGGTTTTCAGATAGCAATTTGTATAAATAATAGAGAGAAATTAGAGATAGATACAATGAAATTAATTACCGAAGAAATATCAAACGCAGAATATATTGTAGAAGAAGCTGGAAATGGAAAGAAAAACTACTCCATTAAAGGCGTTTTTATGCAATCTGATGTAAAAAATAGAAATGGAAGAATCTATCCTAAGGAAATACTTCAAAAAGAAGTAGCACGATATAATAGAGAGTTCATAGAAAAAAAGAGAGCATTTGGTGAACTAGGTCATCCAGACGGACCAACCGTTAACCTAGAAAGAGTTTCGCATATGATTAATGCTCTATATCCAGAAGGCAGTAATTTTATAGGTGAAGCACGAGTACTCGATACCCCATATGGAAAAATAGTGAAAAGTTTAATTGATGAGGGTGCAAGACTTGGAGTTTCAAGTAGAGGAATGGGTACACTTGCAAATGTAGGTGGTGCCAATGTAGTCAAAGACGATTTTTACCTTGCAACCGCAGCTGATATAGTTGCAGACCCTAGCGCTCCAGACGCTTTCGTAGAAGGCATTATGGAAGGCAAAGAGTGGGTTTGGGATAATGGGATTTTGAAAGAAGCAGAGGTTAAAGAATTAAAGTTACAAGCAGAGAGTAGAGAAAGAATTGCTAGAGCAGAAAAAAATGCTAAAGTATTCGAATCTTTTCTTAAAAAACTGTAATTTTATAAATAGTAATTGACACTTTCCTAATGGGTTGGTGTATTTATTGCAATAATTAACAACTAAAACTATTGAGGAGATAGAACAATGGCTGATAATACTGTGGCAGATTTGCCAAAGAAAAATGCAGCTCCAGCTGAACCCGCTAAATCACTAGCGGCAACTGTACAACAAGTAATGACTAAAGCAGTTACTTCACCTACAGATGCTAAAATAGATTTCGCACAAGGGGTTAATCACATTACTGGTGACCCACAACAAAAAAGTGCAGGCGCAGCTGATGCTATGAAATCTCTACAAGCAGAGAAAGAGCCTAAAAAAGATATTCAGGCTGCTTACGAAGCTGACGAGAAAAAAGACGAAAAAGAAAAAGAAGATATGAAAGAGGCAGAATACGCTGATAAAAAAGATGATGAGAAAAAAGAAGTGAAAGAAGGCGAAATGCCAGCTGGTCTTAAAAAGTACTTAGACAAAAAGAATGGTAAAGAAGATGAAAAGTCTGAAGAAAAAGAAGACGAGAAGAAAAAAGATATGAAAGAAGCTGAAGACAAAGAAGATAAGAAAAAAGACGAAAAAGAAATGTCTGAAGCGGAAGACAAGGAAGACAAGAAAGAAAAAGAAGTTTCTGAATCTGAAGATAAAGAAAAAGAAATGAAAAAAGAAATGTCTGCTAAAGATAAAGTAAAAGATATGGATATGAAAGAAGACGTTAATGCTTTAACTGAAGGTGAAGACCTATCAGAGGAATTCAAAGCAAAAGCGGCTACAATATTCGAATCTGCTGTTAAAGCAAAACTTGTCGAAGAAATTGAAAAATTAGAAAGCGAATACGAAGCAAAAGTTGACGAAAAAGTTTCTGAAGTTAAAGAAGAAATCGTTGACAAAGTTGACGCTTATCTAAACTATGTTGTCGAGGAGTGGATGAAAGAAAACGAATTGGCAATAGAAAAAGGCTTGAGAGCTGAGATTACTGAAGATTTTATCGGTGGTCTTAAATCTTTATTTGAATCTCACTACATTAATGTTCCACAAGAGAAATATGATGTAATTGAGAATCAAGCTGCTGAGATAGAAAAGTTAAAAGAAGAAGTTAACAAAACTATCGAAAAGAACGTTGAGTTAAACCAAAAGATTGCAGAATCAACAAGATCAGATATTATCAAAGATGTATCTGCTGATTTGGCTGCAACTGAGGCTGACAAACTTAACGGTTTAGCAGAAAGTATTGAATATAAAGACGCTGACAGTTTTAGAAAAAGTGTAGAAACTTTAAAAAATTCTTACTTCCCTAAATCTAAGGCGAGTGATAACGAATCTAATGAAGTAGCAGAAAACAATGCTGGTTTAGACTTGTCTGAATCAATGGCTGCATATACTGCTGCAATTAGTAAAACAAAGAAAAATCCTTACATAAAGTAAGGGTTTAGTTAATTAACTAAAGAAGGAGAGATAGAAAAATGTTTTTATCTGAATCAATACAACAAAAGTGGCAGCCCGTTTTAGAACATCCTGATCTTCCAAAGATCAACGATGCTTATAAAAGAGCCGTTACTTCAATGGTATTAGAGAACCAAGAAAAAGCGTTAAGAGAAGATGCTGCTTTCTTATCGGAAGCTGCGCCTACTAACGCAACTGGTGCTTCAATACAAAACTGGAATCCTATTTTAATTAGCTTAGTAAGAAGATCAATGCCTAACCTTATCGCTTACGATATTGCAGGCGTTCAACCAATGTCAGGTCCTACAGGCTTGATATTTGCTATGAGAAGCAGATATGCATCTCAAACTGGTGGTGAAGCTCTTTTTGACGAAGCTGACACAGACTTCAGTGGTAGAAATGCTGCTGGTTCATCTGTTTCAAATAAAACAGGAGTAGCACAATCTGGAACTAACCCAGCTGTACTTAACGACACACCTGCTGGTGCATACACAAGTGGATCAGGAATGACTACTGACTATGCAGAAGCATTAGGTGATGCGTCTGGTAATGCGTTTGCTGAAATGGCATTCTCAATTGAGAAATCAACTGTGACTGCAAAAAGCAGAGCATTAAAGGCTGAGTACACAATGGAATTAGCACAAGACCTTAAAGCAATTCACGGTTTAGATGCTGAAACTGAATTATCAAACATCTTATCTGCTGAGATCCTTGCGGAAATCAATAGAGAGGTTGTAAGATCAGTTTACATCGGATCTGAAAAAGGTGCTCAAACTAATACAACAACTGCAGGTATCTTTGACTTAGATACAGACTCTAACGGTAGATGGTCTGTTGAAAGATTTAAAGGCCTAATGTTCCAATTAGAAAGAGATGCTAACGTAATCGCACAAAGAACAAGAAGAGGAAAAGGTAATATGATTATCTGTTCTTCAGACGTTGCTTCTGCGTTACAAATGGCTGGTGTGTTAGACTACACTCCTGCGTTAAACAACAATTTAAATGTTGATGACACAGGAAATACTTTTGCTGGTGTATTAAATGGTAAATATAAAGTTTACATTGATCCATATTCAGCAAATACAGCTGCTAAACAATACTTTGTAGTAGGTTACAAAGGTACTTCACCATATGACGCTGGTATATTCTACTGCCCATATGTACCTCTACAAATGGTAAGAGCAGTTGGCCAAGACACATTCCAACCAAAAATTGGATTCAAAACTAGATACGGTCTAGTAGCGAACCCATTTGCTGGTGCTGGTGCGTCTGACGCTATTACTGCTGATGGTTTAACATCTGCTAATGCAAACAGATATTACAGAAAAGTTCAAATCGTTAACTTAATGTAATACTTGTTACAAACAAATTTAAAAGGGCGGCCCTAAAAAGTCGCCCTTTTTTTTAGCATAAATATCACTATGAAAAATGTACTTACTCAATATCTTTACGTGTTTGTAATAACAGTTGTATTTTTATTTTTATTTACTTGGGCAAACTCTTGTGAGGTAGAAGAAATTAAAGTAGATGAAAAAATACCTTTATGTGAAGATTTACAAGAATCAACTGAAGAAAATCCTTGTAAAAAACCAGAAAATATAAACACAGTTATTAAAGCAATAGAGAAACTAGGTGAGTCAGGAACACTTCCTAAATAACATATAAATAGTAGTATGACAACTACAAATGCATATAATAGACAACCTACAAAGTTAGACTATGCAAGCCCTACACAGTTTAAATTTAGTATTATTAAACTTCCTAAGGTAGAATATTTTTGTACAGCTGCAAACATACCTGGTGTTACGTTAGGCACTTCAGTTTTTGCTACACCATTAAAAGATGTACCAATGCCTGGTGATAAGGTTGATTATGATACTTTAAACATATCTTTTTTGGTTGATGAAAATTTAGAAAACTATAGAGAGATACACGGTTGGATTACAGGTCTTGGCTTTCCAAAAGATTATTCACAATTTAGAACGTTGCAAAGTGCAGGCTCAGATAGATATCCAACTACAACAAACGAAACATACTCTAGTGAAATTGGACAAGTATCAAAAATGGCACCAGACGATGGTGGTTTGTATTCAGACGCTACGCTATTTGTATTAACGAGTAAAAATAATTCTAACGTAGAAATCAGATTTAGAGATGTATATCCTATTTCACTTTCTGGATTAGATTATAATCAACAAGCCACAGACGTGGATTATCTGACAGCCAGTGTTACATTTCAGTATAAGATATATGAGTTTGCAAATGTAGGTGCTAGTGCTACTATTGAAACAACAAGTTAACCATTGACTAAATAGTCAATAACTGATATAATGGAGATATTATGACCTTTGATGAATTGCAGGCATTAGCCGAAAAAGACCTAAAATTAAATGATACTGAATTAGATTTAGAATCATTAAAAACCCCAGCACTACACAACAAGTACTGTAAGTTTCATAATCAATATATAAATCTATTGAAGAAAGCTGAACAAGATAGAGATAGATTGTTGAGGGAAAAATGGGAATATTATACTGGTAAAGCCGACCCTAGTGTGTACCAAGAGAAACCTTTTAATTTAAAAATACTTAAACAAGACGTTGACAAATATTTAAAAGCTGACGATGAATTAATTAAGTTGGAACAAAAGGTAACTTATATACAAAGTGTTGTAGATTACTTAGACAAAACAATTCGTATTATATCTAATCGTACATTTCAAATTAAAAACGCTATAGAGTGGAAGAAGTTTACTTCTGGTATTATCTAAAATGTTTACTCCTGAGCCATACAAGGTCCGTCAGTCGGTTATTTCAAAAAGTATTTGTAATGATATAATTGCAACTGGAGAACAACAAAAGTTAATTGATGCTAAGATACAAGAGGGCAATCAAAATAATCGTAAGTCAGCTGTGTCTTGGATTAGAGATGAGTGGATTGAAAATACCTTATCATCTACAATTGAGATATGTAACAAAACTTGGAACTTTGGTTTAGAAGAATATGAGCCTTTTCAATATACTGTTTATAAAGAAAATGATTTTTACGATTGGCACATTGACACACACAATAAACCATATTCAAATGGTCTTATACGAAAATTAAGTTTTACTTTGTTGTTAAATGATGACTATGAAGGTGGTGAGTTTGAACTGTGTATACCAAATCCTAAACAAGAAAAAAACAAGTATATAAAATTAAACAATAATCAAGTAGGAACTATGATAGTTTTTCCTAGTTTTGTTTGGCACAAAGTTAATCCTGTTATTAAAGGTATAAGAAAATCTTTAGTAGGTTGGATCGTAGGAAAATCATTTGTCTAATATGCAAAATATAATTGTAGATAAACTTAATGATGTTTATATCAAAATAGATGCTGATGCTTCTATTCGTAGAGAGCTGTCAGACTATTTCTCTTTTGAGGTGCCTGGTTATAAGTTTACACCACAGTTTCGTAATAGAGTTTGGGATGGTAAGATAAGACTTTATTCATATGCAACAGGTCAAATGTATGTTGGTCTGTATCCCTATCTAAAAGACTGGTGTAAGAAGAAAAACGTACATATAGTTGAATCTAGTGATATTTTGACACGTAGCAACGTCTCAGCCGCCGATATAGACGGTATGATTAAAGAGTATGAACTCTCTATTAAACCTCGGGATTATCAAATAAATGCGTTTAAGTTTGCCTTAGAATACGATAGAGGTCTTATATTATCACCTACAGCTTCAGGTAAATCACTTATTATCTATATGTTGGTAAGACATTATTTAAATATGATAGACAATAACGTTTTAATTATAGTACCTACAACATCATTAGTAGAACAATTATATAAAGATTTTAAGGACTATGGATATGATGTAGAAACAAATGTCAGTAGAAAATATCACGGTTATGATATTGATGAAGACAAAAGAATAGTTATCTCAACTTGGCAATCATTATATAAAATGCCTAAAAAGTTTTTTGAAGATTACGGTGCTGTTATAGGTGATGAAGCACATTTATTTAAGGCCGTATCATTAACAAAGATTATGACTAAACTTACAGATTGTAAATATCGAATAGGACTTACAGGTACTTTAGATGATAGTAAAACACATAAGTTAGTATTAACAGGTTTGTTTGGTATGGTAAATAAAGTTGTATCAACAAAAGAACTTATTGATAGAAAACAGTTGGCAAACCTAAAAGTAGTTTGTTTAAATTTAAAATATCCAGAAGAAGAATCTAAAAAAGTATATGGTGTAAAATACTTTGAAGAATTAGAATATCTTACTCAAAATAAAGCTCGTAATAAATACATACGAAATCTTACCTTGGCACTAAACGGCAATACTTTATGTTTGTTTCAGTTAGTTGAAAAACACGGTGAAATTTTATTTAACTTAATTAAAGAAAAAGCAGACCCTAAACGAAAAGTGTTTTTTGTTTATGGTGGAACAGAAACAGATGATAGAGAAAAAATTAGAGCAATCACAGAAAAGTCGGATAACGCAATTATTATCGCTTCTTTCGGGACGTTCAGCACTGGTATCAATATTCGTAATTTACACAACATTATTTTTAGTAGCCCTAGTAAAAGCCCTATAAGAGTATTACAAAGTATTGGCCGTGGTTTAAGAGTTGGCGATAAAAAACAGTCAGCAACAGTCTATGATATTTCTGACGATTTAACCTATAAAGATAAAAAGAATTTTACCTTAGCCCATTTTCAGGAAAGAGTTAATATCTACAATAGAGAAAACTTTAACTATGAAATACATACTGTGGATTTAAAATGATATCGGATGAAGATTTTAAGTTTTTACTATACGAAAGTCGCAACTCATATAAAATATTAGAAATAGGTACTGGTACAGGTAAAAGTACAGCTGCCTTGGTAGCAAATCGAGCTACAGTTTATACCATAGATAGAAATAATATTTTTACTCATTTTGGATTAGACCATAATGTACATAGGTTTATCTGTGAAAGTCAAACTTACTGGCAAGAACATAATCACAAAGACTTTGATTTTGTATTTGTTGATGCTTCAATAGGTTCAGGTGATTGTCAGGAAATATTAAAAAGAACAAAAGATACTTTTAATATTGTCTTCCATGATTATATACCTAATGAAACAAATAAAAATAAAAACAAAGGCGGCTTTAATTTAAAACATTTACTTTCAGCTGCTTTGGAAAACTATGACATTAAAACAAGAACAGGTGGTACACATTGTATATTAGCCGAGTTAAGGAAAGATAAATAGTTATATGATTGATCGTATTGATACAAAGTCAGTTAAGATAATCAGGCTGGTTTCTGGAGAAGAAATCTGTTGTAAGTTTCCTTTACATAAAAATCAACTACCTGAAAATTCAAAGCTGTTAAGATTACAGGAACCAATGTTAATCAAATATGTTCCTAGAATTACTGAACAAGGTATATCTGATTATATAGCTTTAGTACGCTGGGTTGGTTTTACAGATGAAAAAATAGTAACGATCCCAATAGACAAAATAATTACAATATGTAATGCTACACCAGCGTTTACAGAAAGATATAGTAAACTTACTGTTGCTTTGAAAAATGCTAAACAACAGTTACCAGGATTTATAGAAAGAAATATGACGGATGAAGAACTTGAACAAGAAGATTCCGATTCCTATAATGAAGAAGATGTGAAGGAGGTAAGTGACTTGTTGAGAATGCCAAGTAAAAAGATTCACTAAAGTGGGTAGCTAGGTCTCTGGAGATCAACCCACATAGGTAGTATATCAATTTTTGCTCACTTGTCAAGCACCTATGAAAATTAGATTTTATGAAAGATTAGATGGAATGAGATGGCTCGGGTTTATACTTGCTATGATTGGGGCTTTTATTCTATCAAATGCAAATCCTAATACACAATGGATGGGATGGGCAGTTGCAACAGTATCTTGTAGTATATGGATATATATGGGAATCAAAGATAAAGATACACCTAGAGCTCTAATGGAATTTATGTATTTGTTACTTGCATTAAGGGCCATTTATAATTGGTTAATATGAAAGAAGAATGGACAATAAAAGCGACATATAATAGTGACAATCCTAAAAAATATTGTCAAGTGTGTTATCCATTTAAAGGAACAATTAAACAACTTGAAAAAAAGATATGGAAACACTATAATGAAAATTATGAAGAATATGGTAAAGCAGAAGCTGTGGAGGTCGAACTTATAACATAAACCGTTGACAAAAACAACCAAATGTAGTATTATATAATTATGACTAGAACAAGAAAAAAATCCGAACATTATGTAGATAACAAAGTTTTTCTACAGGCTATGATTGAGTACAAAGACAAGTGCGATAAGGCCGAAAAAAGAAATAGAAAAGCACCACCAGTTACAAACTATATCGGTGAATGTTTTTTAAAGATAGCAAATCACTTATCTTATAGACCTAATTTTATTAACTATACTTTTAGAGATGATATGATTTCTGATGGTATAGAAAATTGTTTACAATATCTTAAAAATTTTAATCCTAAAAAATCAAATAACCCATTTGCTTATTTTACACAAATTATCTATTATGCCTTTATTAGAAGAATACAAAAAGAAAAGAAACAATCAAGCATTAAGTATAGAATGATTGAACAGGCTAATATAGATGAATTTGCTGTGTTGCCTGGTGATACAAATAATGATTACAAAAATCAATTCTTAGAATTTTTAAGAAAAAACAAACCCTCAACTGAGGAACAACCTACAGCGAATGAGATAAGAGTTAAAAAAAGAAAGAAAAGAACTTATACAAGCGTCCTAGATATATAATGAAAATTGCATTGTTGAATGATACACACTTCGGTGTTCGTAATGATAGTGAAGCATTTAGAAATTATCAATTAAGATTTTATAATGAAATCTTTTTTCCATACCTAGAAGAACACAACATTAAAACATTGGTTCATTTAGGCGATGTTGTTGATAGAAGAAAGTTTATTAACTTTCAAACAGCCTCTATTTTTAGAAAACAATTTTGGGATCGTTTATACGAAGAACAAATTGACACTCACGTAATTTTAGGAAACCACGATACATACTTTAAAAATACGAACCAAGTAAATGCAATAGAAAACTTATATTCTTCTTTTGATAAAAAGAATGAACCTTGGGTATACTCTAAATCAACTGTAGTTGACTTTGATGGTACGCCTATATTATTTGTACCTTGGATTTGTGATGACAACTATGATCACTCCATGGAAATGTTACGTACAGCTAAAGCAGAAATAGTAATGGGACACTTAGAAATAAAAGGTATTGAAATGCAAAACGGAGTTATTAATGAACACGGTTTAGCAAAATCAGACTTTCAAAGATATGATAGAGTAATTTCAGGACATTTTCATAAACATACAGATGATGGTCAGATACACTATAATGGTGCTCAATATGAAATGACCTGGTCAGACTATCAGGATCCAAAGGGCTTTCATATATTTGATACCGAAACAAGAGAAATAACAAGGGTACGAAATCCTTTAACCATACATAAAAAGATAATATATGATGACAAAAAGAAAGATTATGCAAACTACGATTTAACAGAATACAACAATCACTTTATAAAATTAATAGTGTTAAATAAAACAAATAATAATGTATTTGACAAATTTGTTGAAAGGTTGTATAATGAAATAACAGTACACGATTTAAATATCATAGAAGATTATTCTGATATAAAAGCTAGTGTAAGAGAAGATATACTTGAAATGGGTGAAGACACAGTTACATTCCTAAATAACTATGTTGATCAAATAGAAACGGATGTAAACAAAACCAAACTAAAAGAATATCTAAAGTCAATTTATATTGAGGCAAGTGACAACACAGTATGATATATTTTAAAAAATTAAGATGGCGAAACTTTCTATCTACTGGTAATCAGTTTATAGAGGTTGACCTAGCAAAGGCACCATCAACACTAATCATTGGTACAAACGGTGCAGGAAAATCTACTATGCTTGACGCATTATGTTTTGCTCTATTTAATAGACCGTTTAGAGATATAAAAAAAGAACAACTAGTAAATACAATCAACCTAAATGATTGTGAAATAGAGTGTGAGTTTGAAACAAGCAATAAAAAATACAAAATCATAAGAGGAATTAAACCAAACAAATTTGAGATTTATTGTAACAATGTATTGTTAAATCAGGATGCTTCAAACGTTGACTATCAAAATATGTTAGAGCAAAACATTTTGAAATGTAACTATCGTGCTTTTTGTCAAGTTGTTATATTAGGCTCTACCTCATATGAACCGTTTATGCATTTACGTGCTAGATATAGACGAGAGGTTGTTGAAGAAATATTAGATATAAGAGTTTTTAGTCATATGGATTTATTATTAAGACAAAAACAAGGCGAGTTAAACAAATCTGTTATTGATGTTAAACATAGATATGATTTAATGCAGGAAAAGTACGAGTTACAAAAAAAACATTTTGAAGAAATAAAAAATAGAGATACGTCTGATATTGAGGACAGAAAAAAACAATTAAAAGAAAACGAACAAAGTAATTACGAATATAATCAAAAACTGCAATTATTAAATGAAAAAATAATTTCTACAAAGGCAGAGGTTTGGAGTGGTGAAAAATATAACAAAAAGTCTAATGAGTTGGTCAAGCTAGAATCAAAGATAGAACACAATTTAGATACACACAGAAAAACATTATCATTTTTTCAAAACAATGACAGTTGTCCTACGTGTACACAGCCAATAGACCAACAGTTTAAACTAGATAAGATTAATAGTGAAGCAAACAAAATCAACGAATTAGAACTAGGGCTACAAAAATTATTTGATGAAAAAGGTAAAACAGATGAGAAGTTAAAAGAGTTAAATAAAATAAATCAGAAGCTATCAGAATTAAATATATCTGTAGCAAAAATAAACACTTCTATTTCAGAAATTAATAGACACTCAAATAGACTAGATACCGAAATTACTAAACTAGAATCAGATTCACAAAACACAAATAAAGTGGCTCAACAGTTAGAACAAATAAAAGATGAGTTAAAATCTGTAAACATAGAAAAAGAAAAGGCCATAGAAGAAAAAAAATACATTGACATTGCTAGAGAAATATTAAATGATACAGGTGTTAAAGCTAACATCATTAAGAAGTATCTGCCTATAATGAATAACTTAATTAATAAATATTTGCAATCTATGGATTTCTTTGTTAACTTTCATTTAGATGAAGAATTTAACGAAACAATCAAAAGTAGATTTAGAGATACCTTTAATTACAATAGTTTTAGTGAAGGTGAAAAACTTAGAATAGACCTTGCTTTGTTGTTTACATGGAGAACTATTGCCAAAATGAAAAATAGTACAAATACAAACCTTCTAATATTAGATGAAATATTTGACAGTAGTTTAGATGGTCAAGGTACTGAAGACTTTTTTAAAATACTTAAAACATTAACAAACGAAAACACATTTATTATATCACATAAAGGAGATATATTGTTTGATAAATTCACAAACATAATTAAATTTGAGAAGTACAAAAACTTTACGAGGTTAGCACAATGACATATGAACTATTACCACCAACAGATCCAAGAGTATTATCAAGCATAGCACCTTTTGATATTGAAACTTTTAAGAAACAAGAAAAAATAGAACTAAAAGAGTTTGTGGATAATATGTTTGAAACTATGAAAAAATATGGTGGTATCGGATTATCAGCTAATCAAGTTGGTAAGCCATATAGAATGTTTGTAATGGGAGCTCATCCTGAAATACACAAAGGTAAAAAGTGGACTTGTATTAATCCTACAATAGTTGAAGCAAGTAAACAAACTACAAGACTTAAAGAAGGATGTTTAACTTTTCCTTTTCTATTCTTAGATATAGAAAGACCTAGTGCTGTAAAGGTTAAATACCTTGATGAAGAACTAAAAGAACAAGAAGAAGATATGATTGGTATTGTAAGTAGATGTTATCAACACGAACTAGATCATATGCAAGGCATTGTATTTACCGAAAAAGTAAGTAAGTTTAAATTAGATTACGCTATCAAAAAAAGAAACAAAGAAATAAAAAAGGTACAAGAATTATGGAAACGTCAATCTGCAAAGAGTTAGATTTACCTCACTACAAAAATAGTTTAAAAGAGGCTGTAAGTTTTTTAAATAACTTAGAATATTCAGCTGTAAAAACAAAATATAATGCAAAGGGTGATTGGGATGCTATATCAATTAGAGGATATAGTGATGATATAGGAAATATCTTAAAACCAGGTGTATTAAAAAGTGATGTAGAAGATCAGCCACTACGTTGGACATATCTATATGAACAACCTGAATTACTACCAATTAAAGAAATATTATTACAGATACCTGCTGAATTTGAAAGAGTACGTGTAATGAGATTGAAAGCAGGCACCTCAATTAAAAAACATACAGACAAAGTTGATAAAGAAATAAAAGATGGTAATATTATAAGAATACATATTCCTTTAAAAACAAATCACAATGTACATTTTTATTTGTGGGAAGGAAAAGATATGTTTCATTTTAATTTAGAAACAGGTAAATATTATTATACAGATGTTTCTAAACCACACGCTGTACACAACAAAGCAGATTTTGACAGATTACACCTAGTTGTAGATTGCTTTAATAATCCTAAACTAAAAAATTTACTAAGTCAAGCAGATGAAAGCTAAAAAAACTTATATTCACGTAAACCAACACGTTATAAGGAGTAATAAAAAAAATGAAAGAAATGATCCAGTTATTACAGTTAAGCAAGGTCGTAAGAATGACTATTGCCACGAAGTGGCTATTCTCGGACCCTCAAAGGTTATATACGGCGGGAATGATAGTCCTATTCTTTCTTGTGGTGCTAGGGTTGTTATAGAAACCGAAAGTAAAGTGGAGATAATAAAATGATGTTTGCAAGAAAAAAAGACTTTGAAAAAGTATATAATGTATTTAAACAACACAGAAAATGGTTTCCACACGTAAGAACAGACCATTTAAAGATACAAATAGAAAGAAAACAGATTATTTTAGAAGATGGAGTAGTCATAGTTTTTCACCACGCAAAAAGAAAACAAAAAATAGGTGATGTACAGATAGAAAAAGGCGATACTGTACTACATCAAATTGCAAGTGATTCGCCAGGTTCAGGAAACGCCCAATCAATATTAAACAGTTTTTTTGAATACTGCCCAGGAAACGTGTTTTTATCAGTTAGAGCTGACAACTTGACAGCCAACAAGTTTTATGTTAAAATGAATATGAATTTGATCGGAAAAACAAATTGGTCAAAAGGAACAATACCTGGTAATGTATATGTCAAACGCAAAAGAAGTAATTAAAGACTGGAAAAAGAACAAAGGGTTTCCCTACTATCCCACAGACAAGAAATGGAAAGATAAAGAATATCAAAATCTTTTATCTTTTAATAGAGATACAATACTAGACGCAAAAAATCAAATCATAGGTCAATCAACACACGGTCTATCACTTGCGTGGTCATATATGCCACACGCATGGAGTGTTAAATGTGGTAAAATGAAAACACCTATGGAGATATGGGAAGATGAAGAACATTTAGAAAAAGGTATTAATAAGATTTTAACAGGAACTTTCTTTAAACAAAAAAGTGCTAACAACATAACAGACTCAGATATGAGAGCAATGTTAAGACGTTATAGTGGTACTCAAATGGTATCTAATTTTAGACCTACAGCAGCCGCAACCTTATATGATATATTTGTAGATAAAGATAGTCCACTAGAAGGCACAGAAGCAGGTACAGTATGGGATCCTAGTATGGGATATGGTGGTCGTTTAATGGGTGCAATTGCAGCTGGAGTTAATTATATAGGTACTGACCCTTGCGTTCCTACTTATGCAGGTTTAGAAAAAATACGAGATGAATATGGTCACTCTCATAAAAAATACACACTATTAAGACAAGGTAGTGAAACATATATACCTGAAGAAAATAGTTTAGACTTTGTATTTACAAGTCCACCTTATCTAGGACACGAACAATATGGCGATGAAGAAGAACAATCATTTAAAAAGTTTCCAGTACAAGATCAATGGCGTAATGGGTTTTTATTACAGACAATTAAAAATGCATATCGTGGTTTAAAACCAGGTAAGTATGCAGGCTTTAATGTTGCAAACGTAAAATCGTATAAAACCTTTGAAGAAGACACTTACGACTGTATGGTAGAGGCAGGATTTAAAGATATACAAATATGGTGGTTGTCTTTATCAACACAACAAGGCACACAAACTCAATCAACACTAGAAGGTGATTCGATAGAGTCTAAACAAAAGAACAATTACATAGGGCGATTCGCAAGACCTGACATTCCAGGTAGAAAATATGAGCCAATATTCATTGGAATCAAGTAAAAAAACAAATGTTCTTGTTTTGTTCTCAAAAATAATTTTAAAAACCTAGTAAATACGTGATTTTAAACGCTTGACTTTTATGTCAATATACGGTAGCATAAGTAGTATATGACAGATAACACTATGAATAAAAAATCACAATTGGCAAAATTACTTGCAACAGAAAATATTGCTGTACAAGAAAATGCTGTTGCTACTGCTTCGTTTGATGTAGTTAACAGAATATTGACAATCCCTATTTTTAAAGAAGAACAAAAATCTAAACACGTTTATGATATGTTGGTTGGCCACGAGGTATCTCACGCTTTACATACCCCAGCAGAATCATGGAAAGATATGAAAAACCGATCTGATGAATTTAGATCATTTGTTAACGTATTGGAAGATGTTAGAATTGACAAGTTAATTCAAAAAAAATATCCTGGTCTTACTGATGACTATTTAAAAGGTTTTGCTAAAATGTATAAAGACAATTTCTTTAATACAAAAAATAAAGATATTCAAAACGATTATGCTCTTATTGATAAAATTAATTTATATTATAAATCATCAAAAACTTTAAATATTAAATTTTCTAAAAAAGAAAAAATATTAGTTGACGCTGCTGATAACTGTAAAACGTTTGATGATGTGTTAAAACTTGCTGAAGATATACTTGGTTATTGTAAAGAAGAATTAAAAAAACAACCAAAATTACAAAAAGTTTATACACCTAAAGACAACGGTGAAAAATCTGAAGACTCAGAATCAACAGAATCTACTGAATCAAAAAGTACAGATGAAAAAGTTGATGAATGGTTGGCTAAACAATCAGATGAAAAAGATAATAAAGAATCTAATAAAACTGCTAACGTAGGTAACCCTTATGGTGCTGGCGGCGATACTCCAATCACTTCACAAACTAATGCTGCGTTTGATGAGGCAGTTAAAAAAGAGTTAGTTGATAATAAGGCAAGTAAAAGACATTATGTTGTTTTACCAAAAGTTAATCTTAAAAATTTGATTATACCTTACAAAAAATTTATTAAAGACAATATGTTAAAAGACTCTAAAGAACAGGCTGAGGTATATATTAAAGGTAACAAAAACTTAGAAGAAAAAACTAAACAGTTTATTAAAGACTCTTCAAATGTAGTTAACTTTCTTGTTAAAGAATTTGAAATGAAAAAAAGTGCTAGATTATATGCTCGGGCTTCACAAGATAAAACTGGTATTATTGATCCACTTAAATTACATACTTACAAGTTTGCTGAAGATATATTCAAAAAAATTACAATTGTACCTAATGAAAAAAATCACGGTATGATATTTTTACTTGATTGGTCTGGCTCAATGCAAAAACACTTATTACCTACGGTTGAACAGTTAATCAACCTAGTTTTATTTGTTAGAAAAATCAATATACCGTTTTCAGTTTACAAGTTTGTAAATAACCACGAGAATGATGATCCTAAAAACCTTCCATTTGAACAATCAAATCAAACTGTAGAAGGTGATCAAACTACTAAATTGGTTCACTTGTATTCACATAAACAAAGTAAATCAGATTTCTTTGCTGTTTCAAAATACCTACATAGAATGGCAAAATACTGGAATGGTCATTACGGAAGATATTATGATAGTGATGACTCTTATATGACAAGTCCTTGTAAAGAATATTATCTATGTTCTACACCTCTTAATGAGTCGTTAATTGCTATGGATAGTATCATACCTAAATTTAGACAAGATTACAAATCTGATAAAGTTGCTCTTGTTACATTAACAGATGGTGGCGCTAATTCAATGAGAGGTAATTATAGTGGTGACTTATGGGTTAAACTTGGTAAAAATCACGTTCAATGTAATAGTTGGGGTAGAATTGGTATGACTCAAAAGTTATTAAAATACTTAAAGAAAAAACACAACATTAAAACTGTTGGCTTTTATCTTGTAAGTAAATTTAGAGATTTAAGATTTACAATGTATCTACCGTATGATAAACAGGCACTTGCTCAAAAGATGTTTACTAAAGACAAGTGTATTGCTGATACTAAAAACGGCTATGATGTTTACTTTTACGTTAAGGCTGATACCAACGTTAAAAATACAACGTTTGATAACACTACAGATTCAACTGATAAGAGAACACTTAAAAAGATGTTTATGTCTGGTATGAAAGGACGAATCGTATCCAGAATATTATTACAAAAATTCATCAAGGAGGTCGCATAAATGCACAGTTTTTGCCCTTCTATAGTCAAAAAAACAAGTAAAATCAACGTTTTTTTACGCTTGACTTTTCTATTAAATAATGATAGGATGGATGTATAAACATTATGAAAAAGGAGACTTATATTATGGACTTAAATGTTAAACAAAAATCTGTAGTTGAAGTTTTATATAAAACATATAAATCTGATACAGTTACAAGAGCTCAAATAAATGACCTTGTAAAATCTAAAAAGATTTCAAATCCTGCGTGGTTAAAATCTGATAAGTACAAAGTTGATAGAGGTGTTTACAAACTACCTATTAATGGTGATGTTGCTGACCCTATTCCAACTACACCAAAAGTTGAATCAACTAATGATACTAAGGCTGCATATATTGTCAGCTCTTTAACTGATAACGTAGTTCCTGCTAAAGATACTGACTTTGTTAAGTTTGGTAACTATACAGACATTAACAGTATTGTAAAATCTAAAAAATTCTATCCTGTATTCATTACAGGTCTTTCTGGTAACGGTAAGACACTTGCTGTAACACAGGCGTGTGCTGAGGCAAAACGTGAAATGATTAGAGTTAACATTACAATTGAAACTGATGAGGACGATTTACTTGGCGGTTATAGATTAAGAGATGGCCAGACTATCTGGCAAAACGGTCCTGTAATCGAGGCAATGGAAAGAGGTGCCATCTTATTACTTGATGAGATTGACCTTGCTTCAAATAAGATTATGTGTTTACAACCAATCCTTGAAGGTTCTGGTGTGTATGTTAAAAAGATAAACAAGTTTGTTAAACCTAAATTTGGTTTCAACGTGATTGCTACTGCTAACACTAAAGGTCAAGGTAGTGATGATGGTAAGTTTATCGGTACTAATGTTCTTAACGAGGCATTCCTTGAGAGATTTCCTGTTACATTTGAACAAGAATATCCAAGTGCTAAGATTGAAGAAAAAATTGTTAGTACAAAGTTAAAATCTGCTGGTAAGTCTGATGACAAGTTTGCTCACAATCTAGTAACGTGGGCTGATGTGATTAGAAAAACCTACAAAGATGGCGGTGTTGATGAGATTATAAGTACCAGAAGACTTGTACATATCGCTGAGGCATACGGTATCTTTAAAAATAAGATGAAGGCAATATCCGTATGTACTAATAGATTTGATGATGATACTAAAACATCATTTGTTGATCTATATAGTAAAGTAGATAGTGGTGCTTCTGTAGATGAAATCCTTGATGCTAAGAAACAGGCTGATGAGGCAGAAATTCTACAAGAGAATTCCAATGATAGTGAGGATGATAAAGATGAGGATTTCCAAGTCTAGTCAAAAATCTATCCATAGTGTAAGTCCGCTTGTGGGGGTTGTGCCCCACAAGTTAACTTTAAACAAGGAAAGTAATGACAAATTTTAAAGATAATAGTGGTTTAGAAAAATACAAACTAAAAATGTC